AGAAGTAGCCACATACCAATACTCGGCTACTTCTTGTTCGGAAAGCCAGGCACGGACTATCTTCTTGTTCTGATACTTGATTTTATTGGACTTGAATACAGCCTTAACAGCATCCAATAGTTTCTTTTCGTCATCATCAGTTGGAGTACAATCCATAGACGGCTCTGTACCAACCGTGAAAGCCGTCTGAATGTTCACGATGTCCTGTTCCAAAGGAATGGAGATGCGGTTCACCGGCTCGGTCTTGTACTTTGCTTCAATTTCGTAGGTCTTGCCAGTCTTTTCATCGTAGTGTTTCTCCGCTTCCTTTTCAAGCACCTTTCTGTCCGGGTACTTCTTTTTATCAACCATGATTTCATGGCGTTTCGGGTTCCAATCGTCCCAAAGTTTACAATGGTCGGGGATTTCGGTTTTCCTACCCTTCTTCAGGTAGCTTATCTTCTGCCCGATGTCGGGGAGTTTGAGTATTTCTTCAAGTGTCATAATCAATATTTTTAATGCGCGAATATTCCGGTTAAATCTTTTGGCTTCAAAATACGTCCAAGTATATGCCCCAAGATATAATACCTTATCGGGTCGATGCAGTGATTCCAAGCATCAACGGGAGAGTTGATATAATGTCCGTCTTTGTCTTTATCCCAAACGTATTTACGAAGTTCTTCTATAATGTGATATGAGCGTTCTGTAACGAATAATTCCATTTCTTTTATCTTGTCAATACCTGCATTGATAGAGCCGGGGAACTTATCTACCGGATAGATATTCACACCTCTGTTTTTAATTTCCTGTATCAAACGAGGGTCTGCGCTATCTCCGTAAACTTTCAATCCCCACGGCTTGAGTTTTTCAGCAATGGCATTTGTAAGCATCCCTGTTTCGTAGAATAGCTCATCCACATAAAGCCTGTTATCGACAATTCCACAGCGAACGCCAGTTGACGGGTCATTGGTATAACCCCAATCGGAAGCAAGAGCCACCTTATTGGCGTAAGAAGGAAACTCTTTCACTATTCCCCATTTCTTGAACACCGCACCTTCCGCAACATCAGCCCAGCGACCGATAACCACATGAGCGTACTTTTCGGGGTTGTTCGCCTTCATGTCCTCGACCTCTTTCAAGAACTCCGGGGAAAGGTTCTCCAAGTTATCCAAGTAGGTGGTATGGATATGAAGTACATTCGGGTGAGTGGAGATTTGAACCTGTACACCGTCAATCTCTACCAGCTTATGAGTTTTCTCGATGTACTTTTTGTAGATAAAGTGATTGGAATCAGTCGGATTCATGATAATAATAATCCGATTCTGTATTCCTTTCTGGCGAATAGATAGCATTATCTTATCAAAGTCAGTTTCATTTGTCCATTCCTCTGCTTCATCGCAAACGAAAGTTGTTAATGCGTGAATTGATTTTAACTTTGCAGTCTGATTACCTGATGAAGTTTTTATACCCCGGAACATTATACGGCTTTTAGTCATCTTATTGACAACGTCCGTTTTTGTTGTTTTGAAAAAACGTTTCGTCCCTTCATCCTGTACCTTCTCAAGAAACTCTGGTATAACAGACATCGAAGCGGAAATCATTGTATAACGAGTATATAATATCTGATGAACCATTCTCTGCACAGGTGTCATTTCAAAAGTAAGACGCTCTATAAACGTAGCTCCGTTATAAGATTTCCCAGAGCCACGTCCTCCGGTAATAAGAATGATAAACTTCTCCTTATCTAAGTATAGAGGAAGATATATATCTTGCGGGTCTATTACTGGCACTATTTTTCTAACTTGTGCTTTATCCATTCTTCGATATTTATTCCACGTTCGATATTCGAAGGAATATCATCATCATTATCGACTCTCGGAGCAGGTCTATTCCATTGTTCAGGCTTGCGGTTCTTCAACCAGAAGATACCTGCTGTTGTATCAGGTGGAACTTCTTGATCTAACTCAACAATCTCTACCCTCTCTTTTTCGCAGCGTCTACCTTCTTCATCGAAATATATGTCTTTCACCTTGATAGCCTGTTGGACTTTTACTTTCATTCCCATAGCCTTACGGTAAATCTTGCTTTCAATGGCAAAATCAATAGGCGCACGCCCGTTTTTTAATGCTTTAGATAATTTAGGCAATTTACCTTTCAACACAGAAAAATGAGCTTCACTATATCCTATGTTAGCCGCAATCTGTTTATCATCCAAACCATCACGAGCCCAACCCTCAATACGGATTAGGTTCTGTTCATCATCAAAATCAAACTTCGGCTTTGCCATATCAATCTATCCTTTCTATTTGGTCAGAGAACACTTCTCCCTTTATGAACTTCATATCGGGGCCATATCCGAACCGTTCACAGAAAGCGGCTTTAGCTTCATAAGTATCAAAGGACAACATTACATAGGCATCCATGTTTTCGGCTTGCTTCTGTGCGTTCTCCTTAACCTGCTGTTTGACTTCCTTCATGTGGGCAACCTTTTCGGCACGTTCCAACTGCTTGGCGGCTTTCTCGGCTTCGTTCTGCTCGGTGACTGGTGCCATCATGTCAGACAGAGCGTTTGCAATAGAGCTTTCTTCCTCGGTCTGCAAAAGATAATCTACACCTATCATATTCAAGTCGGCATCGGTCAGGCCAGCGTCTTTCCAGTTAATATCGGGAACGATACGGGCAAGAGCGTCAAAATCCCATGTGCCTTGTGCGTTGGGGTTGTTCATTAGGATATTCAACTCTTTCTCTTGTTGTTCGTCCACGTCAATGACATCGACACGAATACGGTAGTCGTTATCGGGGAACTTCTGCAATTCGTCCATGACAGATAAACGCTGGTGTCCGCTGACTACGGTAAGCCCGGTACGCTTGTTCACGACAATTCCACCGACCAATCCGAATTTCTTGATACCACGCTTTAAGGTTTTGCGTGAGTCCTCGGATAGCTTTCGGGGATTGTAGTCGGCAAAGCGAATGACAGAGCGGTTAAGCTCCACCGATTCACTCTTTATGTATCTACTTAATTCCATGTTAACCATTGCTTAAACCCATTGAAGCACTGCTTCTTGAATATGGTTTTATTTTCCCCATCACACTATTATAAGCATTCACAATGCTTAGATTTCTTTCCGTGAACATTGTACCATATCTATTATACGCTTCACGCTGCAATCTTTCCCTTTGAGCGGTAATCTCCGAAGGAGTTTTTGTCCTTCTTCTTCTGACTCGGCAATCCTCCTATTATTTTTGTTTGTTGTAATGTTCCCAAAGCACCCTTTCAGCCATTGGGAAAACTTTATAAATTCTCTGTAAGTCCTGCGGGTAATTTTTCTCCATCCAAAGCATACAGTCGAGATTAAAACCAACACCTGAACTGGCTTTCAGTGAATACCTAATAGGTTCGGGTAAATTGTGCTGCCTCATGTAAGCAAGAATATCCCTCTGATTCCAATCAGCCAAAGGATAAACCATACCGTTATTCTCATAACCATTCACTTCATAACCTTTCAGCATAAGCCTGCGGTTCATTCCGTCTGCTTTCTTCATACCCAAGAAGGTGTAATAGACACCATGAGCAAGCTGCATAGCCTTGATAACATCAGCCAACTTTAACAGCTTTACTTTGGAATTAGGTACACAATACAGACCGCCCCGAAGAATGTAGGTGAGATTCCAATGTGGCACTTGAACAAACTCTATCTTTGGATATTTAGCTTTAGTCCAGTTTATCCAGCGATTTATATGTTCTAAATCTTTCACAAAATACATGAACACACAAACGATACGGTCAAACTTCGGATAGATTAAATCAAGTAGAACAAGTGAATCCTTACCAAGTGATAAAAACAGTAAAGCCTCATTCGATTTTACCCGAATGAGGTCTATATATTGACTCGCTTGTTCTACTTTGTTCATAGCTAGCCACCACTTAAACCAAATGAAGTACGAAGATCACTGTAACGCTGTCTGCGTGATCCTAACTGTGTGGCACTTGCTGTACCTCTACGATTGGCAACCAATCTACCACCTGCCCCTGCACCATTCATATTTCTGCGAGGCCCGGCTACTCTGTTAATTCTTCTTGCGACTCTGCTTTCTAATTTTAAAAGTTAAACAAATCAATCTATATATTTCTCTAATATCTTGCCCAAAGTATAATCCATTTGTGCGGCAAGATATTCTTCGCCTTGATGTTCGTAAACAATATCATTACCGTTTTCATCTGTGAGAATTACTGCTTCTGCGTTCTTTACCTCTACAATGATATAAGGACGCTTGCCCGTATATGCACCTGTCAGAAGCTTGATTGCATCGTACTTGATAGGCTTCAATTCTACCTCACCTTCTTCAGGCAGTTCTGCATCAGCCGGATATTCTTTACCGCCACATAGGTAAGTGATATACTTCTTAGCGTTAGTTGGTCTGATTTCACGGTATTCGTGGGTTTTCTTGCCTGCCAAGATTTCATCGAAATACTTCTGTTTGATGCTTAATGTAAGAATGTTCATAATCGTGTCAAATTTAAATTAATACTCAATAGTTGCGGGGGGCTGAATCGAACAACCGACCTTCACCAAGTCAAAGTGAAAAGCTACCACTGCTACACCCCGCGATAGTACCCCAAAGGTACTACCACAACCAAAGATAACGAAATATCTTCAATCGTTATACACGACAATTGGCTTATTGTCGTGAACTAAGCCATTTATCCCGTCTTTCTCTACACGCCTCTAAGGTAGGCGCACAACAAGCAAAGAGTTCACCACTTTCAGTACGGTAATCGTACTGGTACATTCTCACTCTTTTACCTCTCAACCTGGTGTTGTAGGTAGTGTAATTCTCTTTGCCGGGCTGGCATACGCTGCAACCGTTTACATTTATTGAGTTCATAATTCAAGTAATTGTTTCGTTTTATCCACGTCTACAAAACTCGTCCACCCTGCTTTATGCAGCTTTATAGCTGCCTCTCTGATTGTGATTTTGCCACTCTTGACACTTTCTTTCAAAGATTCTAATACATTCTTCATTCTTAATTCATTTTTACGTTCAATCTTTCTTCACTCGTATAAGCCACTACAAGCCCTGTTTCATCATGCTGTATGGTGATGTACTTTTCACCCCTCTCTATAGTAGAGAAGTCATAAGGGGTTACCATCTTACCCAATACCTTGCCCAGTTGCTTCATCAGTGGGGCTTCAGGGCTGATAACTAAAACTAAATCTGCTTTCATAATCGTGTATATTGTGGTAGCCATAAGGCTACCGGATTAGAACTCAACCAATATCAATCTTTCTAAAGAACCTGATGCTTGCACCCACATATGATTATGTCCGAAACCATAATCGAAAAACAGTTTAAAATAAGGGTGTCTTACTATTAAAGAGCTCATACAGCCTCTTAACTCGTCTTCTGACATACAAGAAGTTATTTCATTGATAATTTGAACGAAAAGGTGTAAAACTTCTGGTTCATTATTCAATAACGGTTTTTCTATAACTGCTTTTAAAAATATATTTTCTTTCATATTCTTCTATATTGCGCAGGGCTTTCGCCCTGCCGATTTATGTTAATGCGTTTTATCCTCATGTAATAACTCGCAGTAAACTGGTGTTGTGGCATCTGTGTGCTTATTGGCTATAAGAACCTCATTACTATCCCAGTTAATATATACCTGTGTAGCAAATGCACCGAAAAACTGAATTTCTTTCGTGCCAAACAATACCACCGCGTCATCATTTACATTTGCAAGTGCTGCAATTAATTCTTTCTTGGTCATATTCTTTTTTGTTGCGCAGGGCTTTCGCCCTGCTGGTTATTATGCTATCTTTAGCTCTTTAAGTCTCATATCTACCAATGATTTCAGCTTGCGAGTATCAAATAGTGGACTTCTATACCCATCTTTGATAAGCTGTATCATTTCTTTATAACCAACCTTACATACAACCTCTGTCTTCATGCTGTTATCATAAATAGCAGAATTGCAAGCGGTTATTGTGAATGCCATTGTTTTGTAACCTTTATCCTTCTTCATGATAGATGCAAACAAATACATATATACAGCATTTTTCATGCTATTCAAGGCATCTTCTTGACTGGCATTTACCTTTCTACCACCTAAAAAGTCACCACATTCAATTTCTTGACCTTTTTTGATAATAGACAATGTACTGATGTACATTTTAATATCTGTTGCTTTCATAATCTTCTATGTTATGCAGGGCTTACGCCCTGCTGGTTAAACTTATAATATTTGAATCTCTTTGTTACCTATCTCTGTATCTACATTCAGAACCTCGTACTTTTGAGCCTTGTAATTATAAACGACTTCACAGGTATTGAAACCTCTACCATCTTCTCTTTGGTCATAAACAGTATTTATATGCTGATACATTTTATTGCCTAACATGAAGTTTATCTTACCTGATGTACAGAAGTAGAATGCTACTGCATACTTCAATGTTTTCTTTTCATCAATCTTCTTTGTTGCCATGATCGTATATCTTTTAATTGTTATTACTTCGTTTCTGATGATGCAAATGTAATGATTAAAATCATACATACAATAAATAAATATACTATTTGTATGATTATTATCACATATTAACAAAACAGCATAAGTATGATTATAATCTAAATATATTTTAATACAAATGACTATATTCAATCAAAACAAGCTGATTTAATTTGTTTATTCGATTTTTACCCCTATATTTGCATCTGATTAAAATCATACACACATGGAAGTAAAGACAATAATCAAGCAGAAAGGCTTCACAATGGAATCCGTTGCAAAAAAAATGGGTATAACAAGGGTTACACTTGCCCAAAACCTTAGTAGAAATCCAACAGTAGGAACATTACAGAAGATAGCAGATGTTATTGGATGCAAGGTTGGTGACTTCTTTGTTGATGATATGGATATAAAAGATGATACCAACACTATCATCTGTCCTCACTGCGGAGGTAAAATACATTTTGATGGAGAACCACGTATGCCAATCCATAAGAATATTCGAGGAAAGGAGTATTATAAATGATTGGAATGAGATTAATACATATACCCACAGGGAAGGTCGGGGTATGTATAAAAGAGTATAAGCCCACAGAAGAAAGATATACAATACAAATCCAAATGGATGATGGACGTACCTATTTTGCTCCATACAGCGAATTTAAACCCTATAAAACAGAAAAGCCGGAGCACTAAACCCCGGCTCATTAATTGATTAGCCCTTTGAATTTTAACCGATTTACGATTTCGGTGTAAAGATAGTCAATATCCTGCCTAAATTCCTTGTATTGCTGATAGATAAATGAAACATCAGCTATATTGTTTGAAATTACACAAGGAGAGACATTGGGAAAGACTTTTGCCAATTCCACCCTAATACCACTTGGCAACCGGCTACCCGCCAATACACTTGGGGCAAACAAGAATAAAACAATAAATAGGAATTTCTTTCTTTGTGTGACGCTTTCGATGTTAGGTGCGCAGTTTATATCGGAAAGAATTTCCTTGAACCACACATAAATGTCTTGTATTAATCTTAAATCACATAATATGGGTAATGAAAGTTCCTGCTCCCGCTCTGAAAGTCTTGATTTCTGCTCTCTGATGGATTTAAGTTCCGATATTGCTGAAAATTCTTTTGTCATAGCACGATTATTTTAAAAGTAAATAGTATATTTGCATCATAATCGTGTGAGGGAGGATTGAGTGGTCGTGCGCTTGGTTCTCCTTTTTCTATTTTACTTTAACCGTATGATTTTTCGCCCACATCATCGCATTATATAGAGATGTAGCGTACATCCTGACTTCTTCCCTGTTATTTAAAAAATCAACCTCTAATGCAGCCCTGATGGATTCAGCGTAGAGGTCTTGGTCTAATATGTTATTTTCTTCCATTGTATTTAATTGATTATTCCAATTTTGTGATACCATTTGTCTGCATGGGAGAACCAGCCGATTAGGAAGGATTTACCGAAGAGGGTTACTTTGTATAGTTTACTCATGGCTTATTTCTTTTGCGTAACGTTTCAGCCCGCCTACTGAAACAATAATCTTTTTGCCATAAATATAAGCTGTATTATATTCAAGATTGCATCCTTTGGAAAGGTGCCAACCTTCAAGGAATAGCACAGCATCGCATTGAAGCAAGGCGGTAATATCCCTTCCTATATGCTCTTCGTAACTCGCATCAGGATTTGAAGATACTTCTAATGGGGATACCGCATCAAATCCCAATTGTTCTATCAACTCGCAAGCGGATTTGCATCGTTTTTCAACGTCCTCTATGTTATGCCCGGTGATAGGCAGGCTGATATAAACTTTCTTTTTACTCATACAACTTCTTTATCAGATAATACTCCGTTTCTCTTATCATAATTCCTCATACGGGGGCATTTCCCGTCACATCGCATGTTCCACATACATATTACTTGCCATACTCGATATGAATGACTTTTTGTAGCATTGCCCACTGTAGGGGCTGTAATGCTTGCAGTGTTCCTGGTATTCTTTTCTATTCATGGTTAATCAACTAATTCAAATTCGTAAACGAAAACATAAGGGTTAGACTCCCACGTCCCTTTGCCGGAGACTTTATCTATGAGGGCGGCAAAGGCTTCACGAGGGGTGCAATAAGGCTGAATGTCCCCTTTATAATAATAAGCATCCATAAAATGTGTATCTGCACTTCCGCATTGTCCTTTGTAAATTCCTTCTTTCAAGCAATCTTCATCGGAAATGTCTTGCAACCGTTCTATCTTGATGTCGGTAATGCGGATATGATGGGGCATGAGGTCAGCACGGACAAACATTTTATTTTTCCAACCGGGTGCGAATTTAGTTTTAGTATAAAATCCTATTCCGTCCCTATCATTAAGTGCAATTTCGGGATTCATCCCTAAACTTTCATAACATTGTGCAATGGCAAAAACTCCACTAACCTTGTACTTCGGCTGAATAAACATTGGAACAAAGTCATTACAGTCCTTATCATATACAAGAATCTCAAAAAGGGGGCTAACATCATCTGATTCAGTAATCCTAAAACATCCAGCAGGATTTTCTTGATATGCTTTCGGACACTTAATGATTCTTCTTGTCTGCGTCTTCCGACCATCCAATACAGCCTGGGTTAGACTGTATTTATCATTGAACATTATCTTCTTCATTGTATCTTTTTTTTTAACTCTTTCAAAACAATCTCCATACCTTCATCCAGTCCTTTCTTGTAGCCTGATATATGCTCACCTATGTTGTAAACCAAGCATCCTGCAACGATAAGAATAACTCCTACAGTCCTATGCCAATAGAGAAAGGATACACTGAACGGTGAGAATGTCAGTCGGAAGTGACCGATGAATAATGCTGATATGATGAATATCGCAAGAAAAAATATTAGGTTTGCTTTCATAATCATATAAGTTTTAATGCTTCTTGTATCCCGGCTTCCAGTGCTTCCTCGTAGGATTTATAATGGATAATAGGTCTATCCGACAATCCTACTAAATCATGTTCCGGAATTGTCAGTATATCATATATCCAATAATCCCCATGCATATAGGATACTTCAACGTGCAGCTTCTTGGTTTCGCGCAGCCACTTTTGGGCAAATGATTGATTTGGTGCAGACGTTAAATATACGGCTGTACCACATTTATAACATGGATTATCACTTTCACATGCACAGAAATTTTCGCATAATTCTGGAACAGGAAGCGAATTATAACTCAATCTAATTCTATTAAAGTCTTGGTATAAATTTCCATTATTTTTATAAGCAAACAATGTTCTTTCATTAAAGCCTTTCTCTTTCAGCAGCTTCGCAGTCTCTAATGTTACAAGTTCTTCGGTCATGGCTATTGTTTTTTCAAATTAATAATCTTCGTTTCGTAGTTGTCAAGCCCCTTTTTACGGGTACGGATAATCACTATACTATCATTGAGATAAGTCACGCTTCCCTCAATTGTACGGTGTTCTATAGGGTATTCTCCAGAGTTATTGCACCCGAATAGTGCAACTGTTGCCAAAAGGATAATTATTTTCTTCATACTTTAAAGTGTTCAATCAGTTCGTTTACGGTAGCCTTGTGAATAGCGTCCAAATTCACGTCAATATCATTGTAAACCCAATAGGTAGAGAACTTGATTTCCGGGCACAGAATCCATTTATCTCCATCGGTAAACCATTGAAACTTATCTGTATCATCTCTAAATGCAGCGATAGCCAAGAAAAGCTCTTCGTTGGTTCCGCAATCAACACTATCGGTTTCGTCAGGATGTGGAATGTTACTGAAAAACTCAACACTATATAGACTGCATTCAGGTTCGGTGAAGATACATAAGTCCTCGTTGAGTTCACATCCGAACAATCTATACCCCAACCCATTCAACTTATCCATAAGTTTGTATGTGCTCTTTCTTATAAAGCACGGTGTTGTAAATCCCATATTAATCCTCTTCTTATTATTTAACCGAAATATATTACCCTCTTCCCAATATACACCTTAAATCGAGAAAGGTTCTCTGGGTATTGTCTAATATAGCCGTTTGTGAATGCACCTGTACGCCTGTGATACCTTACACAAGCGTTTTCAGGCGATTTAGCCAATACTTCTTTCTCGTCTCTGAAATCAAATAATAAATGGTCTCTGTACGATACCTTGTACCACTTTACTTGGCTTCTTATCTTTCTGAAATATTTTGCTTTCATGGTTACCTCTCCCTTTCTATCTTTACTCCATTACGATAAATACTCCCAGTGTTTTCGGACGTTTCACGAGAAAAACCAACAGTTACCTTACCGCGATTGACAAAACCACTACATCTAAATAAATCGGCAAAACATATTGAGTAGTCTGTTTCTGCACATTTTTCATACAAAGAGCAAGCACGACAGGAGATATTTGAAACACTTGTTCCAATTGCCTCGTGAAGCTCACCATTAATTATTATTCCGTTTTTTACTTCCATGATTATTACCCTCTTAATATTTGTAATAATTCTTGTGCGCAGGCTTGGGCGTAGTCAATGCTATCAGGCGAAATATCATTAGCCTTGAACGTTTTTATTGCAATCCAGCCGTACCACGTTTTCATTTGTACCTCGAAATAGTGACCATATAATCCATAGTTAGTTATTTTGTACTTCTTCATATCAATCTCCTTTCTCCTTTCCAATATATCCGTTTTCAATACACCAGCACAGCATCTCGTAGGCTGCATCAATTAATAAATCATCAGTAAAATGTTTGAGGCAATCATCTATATCTTCAACATTTCGATATGCTATGGTATCTCTTTCAATCATCCATGCAAACAATATCTGTTTGGACGGAAATGGATTCAAATAATGTGGCAGCTTGTCAAGAATGTCCTGCAAGGTGAGTGTAGGAATTACTTCATACGAAGTAAAACCACAAACCATAAATTCTTTTTGTAGACTTAAAAACCAATCGCTTTTAGATTTATCATCAAGCCGGCTGCCATGAGAGCGCCTTGCCCAATATATACTTGCATCGCTCGTATCTAAGCCAAGTTGCTGCAAGTGCTTCATTTGTTCGATTGATAATACTTGTTTTAAATTCATTTCTTTTTATTTTTGATGTATTACTTATAGGGGCACGAAGCCCCTATGGTTAGATAACTATCTCCCAGTCTTCTGCGAACACGTCACTGACAGACGGAACCCATGAATCTGCCCTGCCGTCCGGATTAATAATAAGCATTTGACTTGTGTAGTCAATTACTTTATTCTCACGGGACATAATGATGTCTTTGGCTGACTGGGGAAGTGACTGCATTTTAGGAATAATGTCTTCGGTGATATGAGCCGGAATTTGCTTAACAACAAATAACCCTTTACCGTTCCATCCAGCTCTACGGATAGCACCACCTTGTTTGAGAACTTCAATAGCATCACCAAATGACATTTGATGTAAAGGTGCTTCGGGACTTCCATCAAGCCTACCAATACGGCATTCCAATACATTGATATACCTGCTCATGATTCTATGTTGCAACCGAAGCAAATAGTTCTGATATTTGTCAGTCACAATTTCATCTATTTTGCCAGATTCAATAAATGGAGAGAGCTTATCCATCTTTTCATATAAATCCCGCATTTCAATATGCAAGCGGTCAAGGAATGTATCTGCACATTTATATGCTTCCTCAAACGGTTCGGCAGGCGACCAGCTTTCGTAACCATCCTTGTACTTCACAAGATAACCTTTTTCATCGTTACCGTGCATCTTTTCGTCATTCTCATACGGATTTCGACCGCTTTTGTTGATAAACTCACCCAGTGTCATAGGCATTGCTTCAACTTCTTTTGTTCCAATATACTTTTTCATAACTAATAGGGTTTTACAAAGCCGCCCAAAGGCTGTTATATTTTAGGTAATTCCACACCATACATATCGGCTAACCGCCGGAATTGTCTTTTCACAAACGGAGATTTTTCCAAAGCCTCTAACACCTCTGTTTTTAAACGGGCGTCCTCAACAAAAAATACAGTCTTACTGCCGGGACGATTATCATCCAGACTTGCAGAGAAAGAAAGACACCCATACCCTTTGTAATAGAAAAAACTAAAGCCGGAAAAACCGAATAACTGAAAGTCTTCATCTATCTTACTAAGTTCTTCTTCCTCTTGAGGAGAAAATTCTCCGGAAATAGCTTTAAAATAATGTCCGGGACAACCATCAGTCCCGAAGTATGCTGTTCTTCTTTTCGTTTTCATAAAGTTCCTTTCTCTTTTATTCGTTGTAACACATCTTTATTGGCTTCGAGGATTTGGTCGAAAGAGGGGATGGGCATATATAGTTTTATTACACCATCTTTGTAAAACGGATGCGGATATTTTTCGTATACAGCAAACTTATTCCACTCCTTAAAGAAGTAAACTGTCCCAACATTCTCCCCATCAGTAACAAGGTAATACCCATCCTTTTCCGGCAACCGTTCCTCAACGCTTATCCACGGAGATTGCTTTGCCTGCCAATCTGCACCATATTGAAATGCAAACTCTAAACTTGTAAGATTAGGCTCTTTATAAGTATTATACTTACCCCATTTTCTTGAATATTCAAATGCCGCTTCTTCTACTGTCTGTTTCATATTATTCTCAATTAAATTACTATCATAACATCACGCTTTCTTGCGAATATAGAATCCGTTATATAGTACGTGATAGTTTTCTCTTCGGCCTCTCTCAATAATTCATGTTTAAGAATCTTATAATAGGAGTTGGTATGCTCTGTATAGACCATGATTTCTCTTACTCGTTTCAAATCGTCTAAAAAAGATTGAGGGTTATGCTTCTTTATTTTCCTTATATTCATAATTGCCCGTTCTCCTTTACAATTCTACCATCGTCTAACAACGCGTATATTTTACCATTATATGCCAGAACGCAACACCATTGGCGGGCATACTTCAAGTATTGGTGCAGCTTATACCGATACTGGTATTTCTGCATCTTTTTTCTTATTCTTTTCTTCATGTTACATCATTAATGCCAATTTCTCCTTTCAAAACTCGTTCTACCTGCCTATCAAGTATCTCTTGAAACTCTATCTGGCAAATAAGTGAGCAATCTGGTACAATTTCTTCCACTGGGTCACCTCTCCATGCGGATAACTCGTCAAGGAAGATACGCCCGTTTTTGTTTTTTAGACATGTCGCACCGACTTTTCGTTCAATCCTTGCCATCCGGTCGAATACTTGTGGGAAGTCTTTACGTATCTTATTCCAATAGCCCATACCGCCTTTCACACAACCAATACAGTTGTTGTTATTGTAGCCCATCTTGTACATAGCGGGGATTTCAATGCCTGCTTTCCAAAGCATTCCCATCGCATCCTTTTTGGTAATCTGCCTTTCAATAAGTGGGAATAGCGGCTTTGTGTCCGGATACTGCTGCTTAAATCGGATAGCCCGGTTAATCTCTTTCGGGTCGAAGTCGAATCCCCAAACTTGCCCGTCCCAATTCCCCAACTCTTTTTCTAACTTGTAACGGACTTGTTTCTTTAGTTCAAATGTACAAGCGGCACCGGTAGGGCCATTAATAAATCTTTTCTTAGTCAATACATCTTCTACATTAAGATACTTGTCACTTCTGATAGTATGAATCGACTGGCCGTACCACTTTTCACAGTCAATAATAAAACGGTGATTGTCAGGATGACCGGAGCCAGTCTCGATGTAGTAGAGCTGTACATCTTCATACAGGCTCAATGCTATTTTACAGGCGACTGCGGATGTTACACCGCATGAAAACCATGCTATTGTCATATAGATTATTTTTTAATTTGCTTTCCTCTGTTCCGCTCTCTATTATCCTCAGATACACACATCTTGCACCATGATGTTTTGATGTGGTATGCTTTTTGATGAATGTTCATAATTCTTCTTGTTTCATAAAACACATCCATATTGTTTTACTCTGCCTTCCGGTAGTATGTCCGAAAAGTGGTTTGAACGGGATAACGGACAAAACTTCCGCGGCTTTTATTTCGCTTTCATTCCACTTGAATATGAGTGTACCGTTAGGCTTCAAGACGCGCATACACTCGGTAAATCCGTCATGTATAAGCGATTGCCAATCTTTGGGTAGTTTACCATACTTTTTCGCCATCCAAGATGTTGAGCCAAGCGATTTAAGGTGTGGCGGGTCAAATACTGCATTTTAATCTCCTTTTTCCTTAATCCGTTGCAAAACATCCTTGTTGGCTTCGAGTATCTCATCGAAAGAGGGGGTGGGAAACCATGCCAGCACGATACTGTTTCCGTGAATCCACATTCCCTTTTTATCTAAATTGCTATTTCTACAAAACTTTTCTTCTCGAATACATGGTGTGCCATAACACATCACCAAAACAAAAACTTTTTGCCCCTCTTCTGGCAACCGTTCCTCAACGCTTATCCACGGAGATTGCTTTGCCTGCCAGTCTGCACCTTTCTTAAAAGCCCGTAATGCAACCGATTTTGCCAATGCCTTGATAACTATACAGTCTCTTTCATCATAGGCAAGCTCTGTATCTTTATTATATGTACTTTCACTCCAATGAGTGCGGGCTGCTTCTTCTACTGTCTGTTTCATAACTTATCCTTATTGAATGTTCTGATTTATGTAGTTCACAATCTTTTCCAACTTGCTTGAAGCAAAATTGGTTTCATGATTTAATTCTCCATATTAGGTAGTAAATCTTCGATGTATGCCCAGCGCATATAATGATTCTTTTCCGAAAGTTCTTCCCATGGCTTGCTTTGGGTTAAATAGACCAAATCATAAGCACTGTCAATATCCTCCACAATGAGCATCTTCCCTTTGTCTGGCCTTTCGCTTGCATCATGCCACGCGCTGTTGATTCGCCAGTTCGCACCCCATTCAGCAGCTTTAGTGTGTTCAAAAAATCTATCTACAAAACCCGGATTATTCGAGTCTGTTACAAACGTATTTGCATAAAGATGTTCCTTTATTGCTTCCTTGATGTCCTTTTTCATTCTTCAACTCCTTTCTATTTAGTTTTACGCTAATTGTTTATCGAAAATCTTAATACATTCAAATAAATATTTTGCCACTGTTGGATTTACCGCATTGCCGATACTTCCAACTCTGTGTGACCAATCGGGAAACCCATCATCATTTCTAACAATGCTATGCGCTGGGATTTCAAGAATCCTTTTTGCGCAAGTATATCCGACACTCGTATCTGATGTCCACTGTTTAAATATCGAGTTAATGCTTCCACATTTGCAAACGTCGCCTTGTAATCCGATTTTGTTGGAGTAGGCAATAAGATAAAGTCTTTCCCTTTTGTGTGGGTATCCAAAAGCGTAGTTTGATATACATTGCCATTCCGCATTATACCCGATTTTGGAAAGGTCGCATAGGACTTGTTCGAGACCGGAAATAGTGAGAGCTGGCGAATTTTCAATGATGACGTATTTAGGTCTAACTTCCCATATAATTCGGTACATCTCACTCCACAACCCGGAGCGCTTTCCCTTAATACCTTCACGTTTTCCGGCAACACTGATGTCTTGACACGGAAATCCTCCACTAATGATGTCCACATATCGGAGTCCGGTTGTTTTTGTAATATCTGTGAATCTTTCTGCATGAGGAAATTTGTTTTTTAATATTTCACCTTGAAATTTTTCTATCTCACAATTCCACAAAGTGTCAATTCCTGCCATTTCGGCACCTAATTCAAAACCGCCAATGCCGCTAAACAGAGAGCCGTGTGTCAATTCGCTTTTCTTCATTTCCATAATTCAGAACCACTCTTCATTCGCTCCAACCTCTACCGAGAGCCAGTCCATGAGGAGAGTTATAAGGTTATAAATCAGTTTCATTTCACTAAACTTTTATCGCATTGGCAATATTATCGGCATCCGACAGTTTTCTTACCAGCACATCAAATGCGGATGTGCATCGTTCTGTGTTCATATTGACCGTTTTCCCGATTTTCAAACTGTCGGAAGCAAGGTTCATCATCCTTGCCACATTGGAAAGCTTCAGGTATTCCAACGTAAACCCGTTAAACCGTGCATCTTTCTTCCGAAGTTCTTTAATCCTTTCGTCGAACTGAATACAGGAGTAATCGCACAATGTCCTTGCAAGTTCGAATCTTGCAATCTCTGCAGAATGAGATATGCCGTTATCGTCAAGAACCTGCTTGAACTGCCAGTACAACATATCCACGTGCTTGTTCACTTCTTCCGTGTACTTGTCGTTGCAGTCGGCGAAGAACTCGCTCCGGTCTGAACCGATAACGTTGTTTACAGTACGCTCATATTCCTTTCTTGCCTTGTCGGCATCATTCAGATACCGTTTGAATGCCTGTCTGTAATAAGGCGTTCTCTTCATCGCATGCAGGCTCTCGATAATCTGCCCGCAACAGATGTCGTTCGTGAAGAGAATGTTGTAAGTGCAGAGTACCACAAGGTTCTCATACCTGCTGATTATCTTGGTTGCTGCATCGGTAGTCATTGCCTCTTGCTTCTGTTTTGTCCGTACTACTGTTTCTGCTCTCTTTGGCAAGCTCGTCAATCATCCGTTGATACTTCTTTGCCACCAACGGGCAGCGTATGCGCATCGCATTATCACGCTGCTGCTCCAATAATTCGATTCTCCTTTCAAGTTCTATATCCATAATCATTTTTTCTTAAAATTCTCACATATCCTTCCGTACCTGTTACATGCGCATACCCTATGACCTTTAGCCTTACAGAGGCATGAGTTTCCGATAAAGTCTTTGGCGTATGAGCATTGGCGGCAGTGGACGGGGGAGAGGGGTTCTTTTTTCTTTGCCATCTATCTTCGGCTTTTACCTTCAATTTTAACCACATTGAACATCTCTTTAACCCGATCGGCAATATAAGCTCCATACCGCCCAGAAAACTCCGTGTTCGGGTCAAGATTGGTAGTCATGTGGGTGTAGAAACAATATCTCTGCTCATAGCGCAGTTGCAAAACGGTCTGAATGGCATTGATGCCTGTACCGAAGTGCTTGGCATCCATTGGCTCCCTACCTACTTCGTCAATGGCAAGATTGTGCATACATGACCTGTCTGTGTATTGGTTTAACCCGGCAATTCCCTTCTCGGCAAACTGTAAGGCAATCTCGGCAGCGCTGGTAAATTGAAAGGTCAATCCGGCATCCGCACCACCAATACAATAGCGGGCAATTTTCGCCGCATAATTCTGTAACCCTTTCAGTAAAGTGGATTTGCCTACCCCGATAGAACCGTGCAATAACAGCCCCTTATCTAAATCAAGTATTCCAGGCATTCCCCATATCCATTGATAAAGAGCTTTCAACAGTTGGCGGTTGCTGTCATCAATTGTAAAGGTCGGTGAAATGGATTTCATAGAAATTACAAGTTGGTTGCGCCAGTACATATCAGCCTGTTCCTTGCTCCATTGTTTCTGATTAGCTTTGTTTGCCGAAGACAATTGATTTGATACCGGCGGAGCTTTTGTCTGGTTCAGTATCAGGTTTCCGATTGTTTCCATTTTTAGCTTGTGCTACGATTTCATTAAATTTAGAATTGATGTTGGTTACGCTGAAATTATCAAATATCCACCCTTCCCTGACGGAAGAAAGCAGGTAGCGCAAGGCGTACAACACATTTTCATCCGATGTGTCCAATTGCTTTTGCTCACGCTGGAATTTCAGCTTTTTCAAGAGCCCGGACATCGCCCCGGCATCCTTGGCTGTCCAGTAGTAGTCAGCCCCGAAGGTTTCCCTAAAATGCTGTTCAAATAGCAAACGGGCTTTTGAATTAATCTCTTTAGGCTCACTTTTACTTTTCTTGCCTCCCCCCTTGGGGGGTGTGGGGGGTATATTATCTTCTTCTTTACTTTCTTCTAATCTATTCTCTTCTTGCGATGGATAGGCGATTGGGGGGTGATTGGGTGGCGATTGGGTGGCGATTAAATTATTATCGGGTGGCGATACATGTTGACTACTTTTCCACCGTCTTTCGTTACCTCGTTTACCTGCATCAGATAATTTGGCTCTTTTATCATCCAATGGCTTCATGCGCACATTTAAAGATTTGGAGTAGAAACACTCACCGTCATCGGTGAAGGCAAATAACCCAAAGTCATTTATTATGCTTTTTATTAGTGCCGCATCTGAACGTAAATCAAAAGCAAGAACGTTGTAATCCACTTTCAGTGTGTAGTCTTTACTATCTCTCAATTTCTCTATCAAAGCCCAATATAGCCCATAACCTTCCCATTTGTGTTTTATGCGCAAAGCTATAATCTTATCATCGCTTCTTGCATCGCTGTCATGCGGAAAGTAGTTTTTCATTGTTTTGCTTTTATTTAAAACCTTACATTAGTCAGTTGTCTTCCGTTAGAAAATACAGCCCATTTGCCATTACCGCTGTCGTGCAATCGTAAATCGGACACTTCTCCGAAACGTTTGATGTTGCCACATAAATCTACTATCCAACCTGCATCTTTTTTTGGATGAGGACGGATAGCACGACCGACTATCTGATACCACATGGCAAGGGACATTGTAGGGCGTGCCATAACGACCGTATCAAGTTCCGGATAGTCAAAGCCTGTGGTAAGTACACCTACATTGGCAACAACAGATATTTCACCAGCTTTGAACGCTTCAAGAATATGTTCACGTTCTTTCTTAGGAGTATCACCTGAAACGATAGCGCAACCGGGTATAGACCAGGTAAGACGTTCCGCTTCTTTCAAAAAACGGGTAAAGACAAGTATTCCTTTTCGTTTGATACCTGTCTTCCGATTGTTAAGGAGCCTGTTCACGATTGAAACCAGCCAGCTGTAGAAGTCTATCCTTTCATATTCCTGTACTACTGACGTGTCCGTGTAGTCGGATCCGGTGGTGTTCGTTTTCAGGTTGAGTTCATTCCATCCGACCGGATTCGCTGGGTAGTAATTCAGCTTCGCCAAGTAGCCCATATCTAATAAGGTTGATACCTGTACATGGTAAATGACCTCTGAGAAAACATGAGGCTTTGTCCGGGTGATAAATTTCAGCATAGAACCAAAGTCACGGCTGGAACTTAAACGATACGGTGTAGCTGTCAGTCCAAGAACCTTACACTTCACCGCATCAAAAAAATCTTTGTACATACCCTCTTTAGGGTTAACAAGGTGACAATTACCCGAAATGAAAGTGTATCCTTTGTGTCTAACAACAATAGCTCCAGATGGAACCTCTACACAATATACATACCCCTTGTAATAATCGGGTTGTTTCTTCATTTGTTGAGTATCTTTCAACTGTGTATTTGTACGGATGAATAGCCGATATACAGTATTGTGATTTTTGCTTCGATTATCATTTTGCTGTGAAACATAGCAGCTATTACCGGAAATTGTTGCAACAGCGTTATAAAAGTCCACCTGCTTCTTGTCTGTAGATGAATAGTAGTACAACCCTTTATCATTTACGATGGAGCCATCCCATAAAACACATTCTTCGACAATCTGCATAGCTTTTTTAGAAGACATGGGAAATTGAATGTGATTTGATATGTCTTTGGTTGTTCCTTTAGGCATTTTCACCATAAATCGCCTACCATGATTACATTTGACTTCGCTAAGTGGCATATCTACAGAGTTGCAAAGATGTATTAACCGACTAATTTTTCTATCCTTTTTCAGTGTAAAGGATATTGTAACATAATCATCATAATATTTATGGATACTTCCATCTGCCTGTACGGCAATATATAGCCGTTCCAAATCAGACAAATCATTTGAATCTATATCAGACATGCCGGATACAGGAATTTTCCTTCTATTACCGAAATAAGCTTTAGCTATCTCTTCTTTAAAGAAACCAATTCCTTCTTTCCAAAAAACTTGCATGTGACCGTTTGTCATTGGTACATCAATATCGTTTTTAATATGGAAAGATGTCATTTCGCCATCATGGAATCGTCTTATGTGCCTTTGTGGAAAGGCAAAAGAAATAATCCCATTATTAAACTCTGCAACTTTTAAATCTGGCTTTAACTCATCAAATCTTACGAATCCTTTCTCTGTGAGAATTTCAGTTTCACCTGTAAAACACTCGTCCACAATGATGTTCTTGAAGTGGGTGAACAGTTCGGGATGATTCTTCACACTACCGATGGTGGCGAATGTTATCCGGCTTATTTCTTTTGAGTTAAAGGATGCAGAATAGATGCTGCAATCAAGAATACCGTATGAACAGAGTTTCTTGAAATTCTGTTCGAGTATTTCCTTCGAGGGCTGGAACACTAAAGTGTGTCCGTCAAGCCTTGCGGCTATATCAGCTATGATAAGCGACTTTCCGCTGCCCGTAGGCAAAACCATGATAGCGTTTGTTTTCTTTGCCTTGTTATTGAAGAAGGAAACGGCAGCATCAGAGGCTTTCTGTTGGTAATCTCGTAATACATAACTCATAGCCCCTTCTCCTTTCGTAATTTCTTATTAAGTGCCTTGTAATACTTGATTAGCTGTTCATACTCAAAATCAGACATCTTGGTATTTGATGCAGCTTTCACTTTCAGCAAGTCAAATTTCTGTTGTCCTATCTTAGCTATCAGATTCGCCCGATAGCCCTCCAAATGGTCGGCTTTGAAACGGTTACACGAGCGACATTCGGCATGGCAATTATCTTCATCGAATCGTGTCGCCAAATGTGTGCGGCTGAAATAGTGACCATTGTCCGCTTGCGCAAACGGCTTTATCTGTCCGCATGAGATACAGCGGAAATATCCATTTGGCATACAATCACGAAGCCGGATGAAAAGAGAAAACTCCTTGTCGAGTTTGGCTTTCAAATCCGGCTTCTTCTTCACTGTCACCCCTGCTTTGTCAAACAGGGGCAAAGGCTTTTCTTTTTTCTTAGCCTTTCGTTTTATGTAATATGGCATAGTTTATAATTTTAGTTTGTGGAAAAGCCCGGACTCGAACCGGGACGAACTTTCTGATTTGAGTAACCCTTCCGGCTGGGTAAAGTTCCAGTACTCTTCGTGCGTCTGCCATTCCGCCACTTCTCCATGTTTGCCAACTCTATCTTCACAGACCGAGCAGGCAGGCTAACAAAGTTATACTTCAATGATTACGATATCCGGTGCCATCTGTCTGATAGCATCCAGTTGCTCATCAATCACCTTTTCTCTACCGAATCGGCATTGTCTTGTAAGAACTGCCATCTATCCTTTTCGGGGATGTCTTGACCTAAAAATTTATCCATATAGTAGTTATTTATAAGTTACTTCACCATATTTTTCTATTACTTTTCTTGCCGTCCCTCCAGCATTGTACACTGGAATATAACTTCTTTCCTCCATCTTTTTGGCTTGGTTAGTTCCCGGCTTTACAAGAAAGCCAAACTTATTGTACTCTGCGTTAGTGCCACTCTTTTGAGGGTTGAAAAATCTTGCTACATCATTAGGGAATTTTCTCTTTTTCATAAAATTCTATTTTAAATAAATTCTTTGTTACGTTCAATTTCTTGCTGAGCGTAAATCAGCATTTGATGTTCATTTGCAGCCGGCAGATAGATACCTGCCACTGATGCGCTCCAGTTTCGGAAGCGGTCAATTGAAAGGGTCATTTCGCCTGTTGTCAGCTCGGCTGAACTGCGTAAATAGGTTACTTCTTTACCAGTCTTATTAATCGTCTTTCGTTCAAACAGATCACGGTTGCAAGTCCTTTTATAGAAGTCTATTTTGGCTTCATCAAGGCTGCAACCGTACTCACTGCCGAAATACCCTAAAAGAAGATGTAAATAAGAGTTCTGTGCAAGTGTACGATTTGGTAGCTTCTTCTTCACCTCTACCACCGCACGTTCTTTAAACAGTTTGTTTACGTACTCCTTGAACTTGGGTACTTGGTATTCATTCTTCAAGTCGAACAACATACGCTAAAATGGCAGTGCATCATTATTCCCCTGCGGTGGCGGGAAATTCTGCGGTTGTTGCTGATAAGTAGACTGCGGCGCTTGTTGCTGAATGGGAGTAGTCGGTTGCTGCGTCTGCCGCAGCTCAATCCGATAGGGCTGAACACGAGTGAAAATCTGCTCCACACCGTCCTTGTTACGGTATCTCGTACCTTGTACATCAAAAGAGATAGTAACTATCTGCCCGACTTGGTATTTGTCAAGCTCAGCGCATCTGTCACCGATGAACTCCAACATAGGAGTATTCTCAAATCCACGTTCGCCCGTATATGGGTCAAAGCGGGTACAATCTATTACGACACCTCTCTTTACGATAGTCTTTGAACCGTCTTTGGATGGTATCTGCTGGGATGGGTAGATATAGAGTATCTTCCCGGTAAGTTGATTCGCCATAGTTATGATACTTTTAATGTTACACTTCCTACAACTGGAATATCTTTTAAATACTCCTTATATAGTTCGGGATAGTCCTTCTCAAAGGCCTTCTTATCGAAGTCCTTACGGATTGAATCTTTCTTTCGTGTGAAGGAGATTGAATTACCTTTCCAACTGTATGCTCCAGATTTCACCATTTCTCTCATAACCCCGTCTGTAAGCTCTTTCTTTTTGTTAGTCCAATATCTACATTGACTGTCAATATCAATAATGGATTGCTCCATTTCACGATAAGTTACAGGCATTGAGTTGTCATTCTCGATTATATTGTATGGATTGTCGAACTGAACACCTTTCACATCACAATCCATAAGGTCTATGACAACCTCTTTCGGAATCCGCTCCACATCTACCAATTCAGCTTTATCACCTCTTAAATAGATGGCGAATAACCTGCCTACTTTTACATTTGGGTTCTGTAGCTCAAAAAGGTAAGCATAAACAGATAATTGCCACCGCACATATTCCTTGTCGAGTTTGTATGTGGTCTTTATATCACCTAAATGATAAGTGTTCTTATCCTCTTTGTAAACCTTATCTATACAGCTTGCATAATGCTTGTTGTCAGACACAAGATATTCGCTGGTTTCGTATTTTAGGCTGTATTTGTCTATTAAATACTTATAACCTGTCACTTCTTCCGCACCCATATCTACTCCAACATCATCAAGGATTTGACACTGGGAATGAATTAAAGAGCCACGTTCAGCTGCACTACGAACAACGTCCTCTGGTATATTATCATATTTATTAGGGAAAAGTTGTCGAGAAATCATCCCGGTAATTCCCTCTAATTGAACACCATCCAAAGTATATGAATGGTGTTCTGAATCAAATATTACTTCCGATTTATTCAACATTTTTCAACTTATCAACTTTGTTATTTACTGCATCAACGAATGCCTTTGTTTTTCCAAGAATAGAGCGATAGTTATCACACACGCCTTTGAGAACATCAAGAGAGGTGGCGGCGTTAACTTCCTGGAGAGCCATTGCCAACGTTTCTGTTTCTTCTGATTTTGTAGGTTCTGTCTTAGGCTTTAATATTTTCCCCATTTCGTAGCGCACATTACCTCTATTGTCCACTATTACAAGAGAATTTATTTCTCGCTTGTCGTTATAACCGATTGATTTAACCTTGAAAGATGTTTTGATTTTATTTTGGGCATTCAAATCATCCTTAGTAATGTTTACCCAAATGAATGGGGCTGTGTAAAGTTCCCGACCTATTCCAAAATTGAAACAAGCTCGTTTGAACGCATCGCTGGCTTGACCTTTTTCTTTTTCTGTATAGCTTTCTGTCCCAACGTCTTGTTTAGTAATCCACATTTTCTTATCATCATCCCATACGGACACATTGCAATATAGATTCCCGTCTATAACCTCATGGCTTCTCGTCCAATTCATTGAGCCGAACGTTTCGTCCAGTAGGCGCATATCGCAACGTGCATCCTTGTATAAGAGTATTGAGCATCCGTTTGGATTAACAGTTGCCACCCTTGCATCTATTTCGTCTGCATTTAGCAATCTTATAGGATTCATAATCGTAAATTTTATAGGGTTAATCTAACTTTTTCTCTCGCCATCATCCCGCTGACATTCGCCAGCGAAAGAGCTTGTTTAATCTCTGCTTTTGAGTAGTAAAGAGGCGAATTTCTGCTTTCTCCTTTTCTGATAGGCTTTATCAGCTCCTTACTAACAAGTACATTGAATCGCTTTAGGTCTATCTTCATCATCTTTAGCCATTTCTTTACCTCTCTTAATCGAATAAAGTCTTGTGCAGGTTCGTAAGCCTTAACCGCTTCCATATATCCCACCTGATAGCTGTCTATCATAATGGATTGGATTTCTTCTATATTCATTCTGACCTCCTTATTCTTTCAATTCGTTCTACCCTTGCTTCTCTGCCCCTTCTCATTTCATTTTGTTCGTGGTAAAGCGAAAAAGAGAAAACGCATAATAGGCAGCAGGCTGCAACCGAACGGGTAACAGAAGAAAAATCCATCGTGAATTTCACCCCGGCTATCCTTTCGTAAAGCATGGTAGCCAACTCTCTGCCATTCCTTACATTCAATACCTCAAAAGCCTTTTGCAATTGGTTGTTTATCGTGCTTACTGCCCGACATTTGAGGTTTGCAATTTCTTTTTTCTCATACCCCTGCGCATACATTCGTGCTGTAATCTCGCATTCGGGGGTGAGTTCTGTAAATACTCGGTTCATAATCGTGTGAATTAACTGTTTACGACACTCTTTTAGCCCTGATTACACCTTTCTCTTTAAGGATAACCGCTTCCCATACCCTTCCTTCCAAATACCCTTCCTGGTTGAGGATTGTCCGGTAGTTTTGGACGGTTCTCAAACGTTTTATCGGGAAGTCTTTGTGTTCCCCTATAGGAATTTCCCTTAATTCTTGCATGATGCTCTTCTGTTCCATATACATAAAATTTAATTAAGATTGGTGGACGTTGACGGACTCGAACCGCCAGTCTCCTCGAATGAGGTGTGTTAGCCATTACACCGAACGCCCAAAATGAAAAGGTGTACTATCTTCACAGACAGCGCACCCAGTACAAACACAAAATAAAACACGACAAAACAGTCTTAACCGCCCGCACGAGGGTAAAGGGATAGCTTGTACATCGCATCCCTCACGGCTTTTAGTGCGGCAATAGCACTGACCTTTTCTGCGGTTGTTGTTCCAGCCCGCGTTCCGATGGATTGTTAGCCGAAGCTTTTTAGCGGTTACTACATAAGTCTGAATTTATGCGCTGGATATATTGTTGAAAACAGTACGGACGCCTAACCCGTATGCTTACTGCTCAAAGACGGTTATTTGCAGTGTTTTCTATTAATCGTTAAACATTACACAGTTCGCAAGCCCCAACTTGCTTATGTGCGTTAGTTATCTTTGGTTGACCTAAATAGCTTATGAATTACACTATAAAGGCTTTCACATACTTGTCAAAGAGCTAATCAAAAGTGCCCGTGTAGAATATTCTCTACGTCTGCACGGGCTGTCGTGCGTGATATAATCGTGCAGTTAATCTTCGTAGAAGAACTTCTCACCTGGCTTTCTGCCTATTCTATAAGCCAAATAGGGTATGCCTATCAGTATGGCTACATGAATTAAAATCGTTGCTATCATCTTATATTAGGTTTATTGTTATCGCCAAGAACTGTCATAGTACTTGTATTCAGGATGGTTGCCCAAGAAGAGATTGCGCAGTACGTTACCATTCTTCTGTATCGGCTCTGATTTCACCAGCGATGACTTGTACTCGTCCATCTTCAAGATTGCATCCGCCCAAGCCGATTTCAAAGCCATAGCAAAAGAATACCACTTCAAAGACTTGTTCTGCTTCATGTAAGCCCAAGCTCTTTGCATGATGGCTCTCATGTTGTATTTGCCATTCTTTACCAGTTCGTAATCTCTTTTTGCTTTCATGACTTCTTATTTTAGTTCATTTATACTATTTTCTTATATCAACCTTTTTTCTATCTTTGTTGCGTGATTGATTGGTGATGCAAATATACTATCAATTTTGATATAGTGTATCAATTTTGATTATTATTTGTGTTAATAATATCTAATTTGATTAATCTAAAATGATAACATTAAGACAAATAATTAGAAATCAAGGTGTTACAAATAAAGTAATAGCTGATGCGTTAGGCATAGAATCTACCAATATAGGTAGATATGATGATTTATCTAAAAGAAGACTATCAGAATTGATAATCATATCTAAAGCCTTGGATATGTCTCTAGGCGATCTTGTCCAACAGGCAATGGCTGATGAGATTGAACTAGGAGATGTTACGATTATCAATAAGCCTAAATATATAGAAAGGATAGATGAAGAAGGCATAATTAATCTATATGACATTGAGGCTGCCGCAAATTTGAAATCTCTTTTGGTGAACAAAGACCAAAACATACTAGGAAAGATAAGTATCCCCAACATACCGAAATGTGACGGTGCTGTATATGTCAAAGGAGATTCTATGTATCCTTTATTGAAATCGGGAGATATTATAGCCTATAAAGAAGTTCCCGTAGAAATCCAACACATTTTTTATGGGGAAATGTATTTGGTTTCAATAGATGTGGAAGGCGAAGAATATCTAACTGTAAAATACATAAATCAATCAGAAAAAGGAGGTGATTGGATTAAGCTAGTAAGTTACAATCAACATCATCAACCCAAAGATTTTCCTTTGGCGTCAGTTAGAGCGCTGGCTTTAGTTAAGCTAAGCATTAGGATGAATACGATGAAATAAAGCTATGAGCTTCAGTCAATACACATGGAGCCTATATAAACAATAGAATATAATGAATAATACATCAATTGGAATAAGAGTAAAGCCTGATTGCATTATCTACTCTATAATAAAAGAAAATGACGGAAACAAAGAAATTATCTTGATAGATAAAGTCAATGTTCCTATTGCTCTAGAAGTGCCAGAACAACTAAAGTTTATTCGTAGTACATTTTTAGATATTATTTACGAAAATAAAGTCAACCGAGCTTGTATTCGCATAACTGAATCTATGGCATTAAAACCATCTATTGAAAGAATAAATATTGAAGCTGTAATACAAGAGCTAATAGCAAGTTGCACTGTTGAAAAATATTTCGTGGGACAAATATCAAATATCTCTGCAAAATTAGGTATGGCCAGAGAAAACTTCAAAAAGATTATTGAAAGCAAAGAATGTGATTTCATTGAAGAGTGGTCTAATTTCAATAAAGAAGAAAAAGAATCCTTATTAGCAGCGTTAAGCGCATTTAATATCTAAAAGTATGAAAAATTGCAAAGTAAGATTAGATTTCGATGAAATAAGAGAAATAGGGCAAGAAGGGCGTAATTCAAAGGTCTTTTTGGCTCATGACAACCAATTAGATGGAGAGATTGTAATCAAAGAGATAGTAAAGAATCCTTCTACTACTCCTGATGAGTATTTCAAGGAAGCACGTTTATTATACGCCCACAATCATAATAATATTGTTAAAGTAAACTACGCTTGTGAAGACGATGATAATATATATGTAGCTATGCCATTTTACAAAAATGGTTCGCTAAAGAGAAAAATATCAGGAGGAAATTATCTAACAGTAAGAGAGGTTATTCGGTATTCAATTCAGTTTTTATCTGGTCTAAACCACATACACTCAAAAGGATTAATACATTTCGATATAAAACCAGATAACGTTCTTATATCAGATTCTAACGAAGCCATGTTGTCTGATTTTGGATTAGCACTTTATACTGACGCCTACGGATTTTGTGAAGCACAGGCTTTTTATACTCCACATGTAACACCAGAACAATTACTTGGTTTGCAACAAACAATCAAAAATGATATATACCAAGCCGGATTAACAATTTACAGAATGCTTAATGGAAATGATTTTCTCTATAGACAGATTCCCACAATAAGCACCCCACCAATACTTGACAACGATACATTCAAAAAAAATATAATCAAAGGGAAATTTCCAGATAGAAAATTATACCTCCCTCATGTACCCCAAAAAATAAAGAAGGTAATCAAAAAATGTATTGAACCCAATCCAAATGACAGATATGACAATACGCTTCAAATAATAAATGATTTAGCATCTATAAATGAAAACCTAGATATAAGATATGGAAGGGATGTTAATGGAGAATTTTGGGAATTACCCCACGGTGCTTATATATATAGAATCAGCTTAATCCCCAAAGCAGGCAAGTTTGATATTAAAGTTTGCAAAACTAAAGATGGAAAAGTAACCAATTGTACAAGTCGATGCTCCAAAAATATAGATAATACGCAAGTTATTCCGAAATTAGAAGCTATATTTGCAACATTATGAGTAAAAAAGTCATAAATAAAGCAACTACAAGAGAACAGAAACTCTATCAAAGAGACAAAAGTAGAATAGCTGAATATTATACTCAAAACATCAAAGAAGATGCTAAAGTCATAGATATTCAGCTGATTTTTCATGGATATACTAATTTGAAGAAATAATCAAAAACTCATTTTACCTTTTTTCGGTTATCGTCTTATGTGATAAGGAAAGTTTGATTGTGTATGAGAAGAAAGACGGATTCGACCGGGACAGATATAGAAAATATTATTGGGGAGAGTTTGAGAATCCCGATGTATTCAACGAATTAAAGAACAAACTAAATATCTAAGATTATGAAAAAATTCCTACTCCTACTTATAATATTGCCTATGATAATAAGTTGTAGCAATAACAATGATACTGATGAAATTACCTTAAACAGCATAGAAGAACATTATAGAAATCAAAAAGTCTATTATAATGGAACGTATTACATACCCTACACGACTGATAAATACGCTTACAAATTCTCTGAAACAGGAGAAATCATATGGAAAAATAAAATACAGTATCCACCTATAACAGTAACGGAAAGCAACGGAAAATCTATAAACTTGGAATACCATACCACTCCAGATATAGCACTTTTCAAAGATAACTATGCGTTATATTTTACTCCAAGCACTTTAACTACTAATGCTTTCACTCGATACACTTATCTTGATATTTACTTAAGCAATGGAGAGCTTATTAAACGCATCAAGTATGAAGGTAATATATCAATTCATTCATGGTCTAATGATATAATTTTAGTAAATAAAGGTGAATATACAGGCTGTTGGATAAGTAAAGATGGAAATGAAACTGATTTTCAATATAAGGACGAACTATCTTTTCTTGAAGAATATTTACCCATAGATACAATCGGCTATGCAACATATTCAGCTTCAAAACTTTCTATTATTAATTTTGAAAAAGGTAATGATTCTAATATATTAGGAAGATTTATAACAGAGCAATATGGCAATATAACTTACAGTATTAACATTACTTGTGTTAATACTGCCGGAGTAGATATTTTAGTAGAATTCGATATTATCACAAAAGACAGTAAAGCCATTCATTCTGTTTTAAAAATCAATACAACAACATTTTCATACGAAATCATCTAATTTTTGCTTATGATTGACTTTCTAACCATCGTACTCCTAATATTCGGAGTGTTACAAATCATCCTCTTCTTCAAAGTATGGGGAATGACGAACGACATCAAAGAAATAAGAAACAAGTACCTCAAAGATGAGGATGAGAAAAAAAGAAGGGAAACCGAGTACGACTCCACTCCTAAAATCAGTAGCGGTTCTAAACCGACCATATAATAGTTTTAAGAATTGTTTACTCATTGTTTACCCGCTAAGCAAAATAAAATAATTAAATCATTAACACACAATAATATATCCTCTAAACAATCTTAGATTGTGGTTCTGAATGTCGAGGGTTCGAGTCCCTTCAGTCACCCAAAGAAATCCTTAATAATCCATAGATTATTAAGGATTTTCTTTTTTCTCTCACGGAACAAATTAATCCGTCCCATAAGACAAACCAACCCATCTCACGAGATGAATTAATCCGTCCCGCAAGACGTTTTTTTTTCATCCTGCGGGACGGATTTACTCAAATACCACAATGATTTTTTATCCCTCTCGCTATTCTGCTTCCATACTATAAAGAATAAAAAAAGTCCCGCAAATCTCAACGACTTACGGGACCCCAGAATAAACAGAACTTAGGACACCTTTCGGCATCCCTCAATAAGTTGCGGACAACAGGGCAGATGTACCCAAGACTTGCTTCCTACACCGATTTCAGAATCAACGCCTATGATTCCACCCATACTCTCTACAATAGACTTGCATATCGATAACCCCAAACCAGTCCCCTGTGCAAAAGAGTCGAGCTTTTCAAATCGGTCAAAGATCGTAAAAAGTTTATCTTTAGGTATTCCACACCCTGTGTCAGTTACACTCAATTTCAACTCCTGTTTATTTATCTCATAAGATATATCTATTATATCCTTTGCTTGTACATTTCATGGCATTAGACAAAAGATTATCCAATACTTGTTTTACACCGCAAAGGAAAGCATTTCCCTATGAAGTATCCTACTTCAATAACCCCTACTATAAAAAATTGTCCTAAAGTTTATAAAGAAAAGTCCTACAATACTGTATAACAACGGTTTA